CCGGAAAGCTGGGATAGCTGGGGATATGGATGGTATGCTGGAGATCCTGAATAGGATAGTCATCACTGAGGATGGGAAAAAATGTGAGGACTGCATAGAGTCCCTCCAGTGTGTACGCTTCCCCAGTAATACGCGTCATTGTGACCGTATCAATAGACTGAGAGCTCCCAGAGATGTCTGTGAATGCTCCTGTGTTATTGATCCTCACTGAGAGCGTTCCAGCTGCTCCAGAGAGTGCTGTGGTAGTTTGTGCCATCGTAAATCCCCTACTGTATGATCTCCCTCACTGTATACAGTGCAGAGATAGAGTGATATTGATTCCCAGATCCCTGGGGATATTCCGTGACTCCATTAATGAGATCGATCCGGAGCAGAGTCCAGGTATTCGCTGATAACTGTCTGGCTGTGTTTGCATAGCTCATATAGGTGTCAGTGTATACCTGTCCGATATCAGGGAGTCCTAGTCCAGTCCCTACATATCGGAGCAGACAGAGATCAGTGAGCATCCACTCCAGCTCCAGGAGATGTCCTGCTCCTCCCAGTGTAGTGGTTTTTGACTTCCCTCCTGTAGCTCTGTTCGGAGCAGACAGGATCCGGAGAGGAACGTCTGGAAGCTCTGCAGAGTCCTCCAGAAGCGCTCCAAACCTCACTGCTACTGTACTCCCTGAGACAGTGACTGGGAGAGCTGCTATGGCTTCTATGATGGTCTGTAGCTGACTTCCCATCAGTGTCTCCGATACGGTTCTATTTGTGCAGTGATAGCATCTGGAATATTCTTACCAGGGAGGACGATCCCATCAGAGCTGAGTACTGCTCTATCTGTATCAATAGTGCTAGTCCTCGCTTTATAGATATACTTCCCTAGTCCTAGACAGGCTGCTACTATATCTGCAGGAGCAGTAATGCTATATGCAAATCTCCCTAGGACACTGATAGCAGTATCTGGAGTCCCTGTATAGGTCCAGACATATGATGTATTCATCTTAATTTTAATGCTGTATTTGGGTATAAAGTTTGTCGGAAGCTGTACCAGAAACTCATTAGGAATGACTTGACCATTCCCATTTGTCACTGTTGTGAGCTGGCACAAATCTACATCCAGTTTGAGCTCATTAGAGAATGCATCTACATCTCCTCCATACCGGAGGTCCAGAGCGTTATAGTACCTGGTAGTGTCTGCTGTGGCTTCAAATGTCCTATTGCAATAGGTATCTATCATCTGCTGAGCTCTACTAGCAGCAAATCCCAGCTGAGTATCATCACTGGTAGAGATAGCTCCGATATACGCTCTGAGATCGGCTGCTGTGATGTAGCTCATTCAGACTTCCTCCGGTATACTCTGGCTTTTGGAGCAGTGTCTGCTGGAGTCTCTGCACTCTCTGCAGGGAGTGCTGTCCCTGTCAGGATCATCCGCTCTGCTGTGGACTCAGGGACCTCTAGGAGGTCCCCGATATCCCTAGAGATGAGTGATCCCTCTACCAGCTCCACAAATGGGACTAGTATCTGGATGATCATCATTTACTCCTATGATGCAGGATTCACGCCATAGACAAATGCTTCAGCCTGAGTGACATCTCCACCCCATCGGATCGTAGTGAACAGTGCAGTCTGATAATTAGCCTGATACAGGTATGGATTCCGGCTGATCTCCAGACCCAGATTCTCCACAAATGCATAGTAATTCCAGTTACCATAGATGATGGATTTGTTGGATGCTCCCAGAGCGGAGATTTTGTCACTGATGGCAAAAGGCTTCCCATAGAGACTATCCATCCCTCCCATAGGAGTAGGCTGGAATGCGAAGAAATTAGTAGCCAGTGATCGGATAGCTCCCAGAGTGCTATTCTGCATCACCCAGCCAGTGCTGCCACCATCGTCTGCATACCAGCTGGGGAGTTTGTGTGCGATATTGATCACATTTGCTGCACTGACACCGGAGACACTGGTAAGAGTCTCATATACCGTGGCACGTGCGAGGACCCCATATGGCTGTGAGCTCCCAGTACCAGTGATCATGTACTGATTCAGATGGCGAGCATATGCACGGCCGATCTCACGCGTGAGGAAGCCCTGGAGATCCATAGCATCATCCCGGAGAAGCTGATTAGAGATCTTCATAGCCAGGGATGAGGTATAGATCTGGATGGCACTCTGTGCAAATGTTGGTTCGTCAAAATTAGCAGATCCGCTCTCTGCAACAAATGCAAAATCAGACTTCTCAGACTGATCTGCAATGTCAAATACCTGTCGGCTGGTAGTATATCGCTGCACTCCCAGTTTTGCACCAATCCAGGATTCATCACGCCGATCTACAATCTGTGCAGACCAATCGCGAGGGACCAAAAAACCACCATTTGCATTTGTGCCTTCTACCAGAGTGGCCTTTGCTGCAATAGCATCATCAGTTTTGATCCAATGCATGAGCGCTTCTGTCGGTTCTGAGGAATTCCCCAGAGTGGTGAGCTTCTTAGCAGCTGGAGCGCGGTTTGTAATGACACCACCACCCTTGACCGGTTCACCATTTGCCATCTCACTCAGGACACTCACAATCTCCTCGCGGAGTACTTTTGTATCAGCCATCTCTCTCACCTCATATGTACGATTAGTATTTATGTCTGTCTGCTGTGTATCAGTGCCACTCCGGAGAGTCTCCGGCCCTGATCTATGAGCAGTTTTGACCATTGCAAATGTCCGCGGTTCAGCTGGAGTAGGAGTGATAGAGATCTCCCCTACAATCCATCTTTTAAGCTCCCCAGACTTACGCTCTACCAGGTGACTGAGTGCTCCTGTAGAGAGTCCTAGCTTCCCCTGTTTTACCAGACTCATCACCTGCTGGATATACTTACTATTTCTATCCAGCTCTATCTCTACATCTATCCCATCATCCTCTGGGATCCATGCTTTGACTGTCCCTATCTGTCCTCTCAGAGATCCTAGAGAGTGATCCCAGTACACTGGGAGTCCTACAAATGAGCGCGTATCTCCCAGGTCTGTCTCTGGAGTGAATGTATCTCCCTGAAGGTCTTTTCCTCCATAGACTATCCCTCTCCCTCTGACATTGTATGCTCCAGTTTGTTTTACTGCATGCATGATATTAGCTCCCAAATAATAGACGACGTGCCAGGTCCCTCATGGATTTAGAATTAGCCTGCATCTCATCTAGCCACTCCTGAGGGAGAGCTGAGACAAAATCTGGACCTTTACTTTGTGCGAGTGCTATCAGACGTGCTTTGAATTCCTCAAATGTGATATCTCCCTCATACCGGCCCCAGGAGGAGACAGCTGCTGGGATGTCGTCTGGAGTTACTACTGGAAAGTTTCGTGTTTCTGGGATCACAAAATCATTCTCACTCATCTCCTCCCGCTCTGCAGGAGTAGTATTCCGATCCTCCAGAGCTGCTGTCTCCATATCCATCTCTGCAGGGATCTCCTCAGACTCCATCTCCATCTCTGGAGTCTCCAGGTCTGGGATGATCTCATCTGCAGGACTCATCCGGATACTCCGGAGTTTCCAGGCCAGCTTCTGATGATATGCTAGACGCTCCTGCAGATAATTCTGGACTCCATACTCCAGCTCTGCTCCAGTGATCACAATAGCTCCCATGATGAGATCTATGATCCGGAGATTATCTGATGCAATGGATAGGAGCATTCCCTCCAGGGAGTCACTCTCTGTCATAGTGTCTGCAGGGACCATCATTTGGAGCTCTGCAATAGTAGCAGGAGCTTTATATCCCAGTGCTCTGATAAATTCAGCCAGAGGATCAGTAGCTGATTCTACATCCTCATAGACTGACTGAAAAAATGCATGATACTGAGGGAAGTTTAATGATTCAGTATTCCAGTGAGCAGCATGAGCTTTGTAGCTGAGAAAATAGCTCTCTGCGAGGATCTGTCTCACTGCATCTGCACAGGTCTCTGATTTGATGGATTTTGCATCCATCGTCTGATCTGCACTCCCTGCAGTGTCAGCATCATCCATCCCATCATCTCCCAAATCTACCAGGATGTCTCCTGCAGATTTGATGGTACTCCGGAGTTTCCGGATGAGTTTCATATCATTCTCAGAGTGACGACGTGAAGCTTTTGTACTCATGGTCCTCTCCTGTCTCTACTGATGACTATTGTATAGGATTATGAAAATAGACTCCGGAGAGCAGTCTGGATCATGGTCTGGACCTCTCCAGATTTAGCCACTTTATTCCCAGCTTCCACTGCAGTGATCCATCTCCCTTTGTGGATGTCGGCCTGTTTATCTCCTACTACATAGGGAGCATAGGCAGCTGTAGTGACTAGGACATAATTAGCAATGAGCTCTGGGAGAATGAGATAGGACCTATTCAGTCTATTAGACTTTCCTCTCCCTCTCACGTATGGGACCTGTCCCATAGAGACGAGCATCATCACGTATCGTCTCTGTCTGTCGGAGACAAATTTGCCACTCCCTCTCCCAGGAGGAGGAGGATTATTCCCTATCATCTCCCTCTGAGTGAATGCAGCTACATTCTGGACTATCTGATCCTGGATGGTACGGAGCTTCTCTACGATATGCAGAGACGCTCCCTGGACCTCTATGCTGTATGCCATCAGTACACTCTCCCTGGAGGGACAGGATCCCGCTCTGCATCCACTGTACATCCCATATCCTGTGCATATTGTATAGCAGTCAAATACGGATCTCCCTCCCAGGGACTCATCCCCAGAATTCGGAGATTTAGGAGATCCGCTATGATGCTCTCTCCAGTAAATGTCTGGGAGCGCTCATCCCATTTGATGACTTCTCCCTGTGCAGTGGTGATGATCATTCTCATTTAGATCTCCCTCCCTTTAGAATCTGCATTCCCAGCTCCAGGAGTGCTCTATCTTTATGATTATTTGATCTCACAATATGAGATAGTGCCATAGGGAGGACCTCCATAAACTCATAGATACTCCCATTTTTGATACGCTCTCCTGCATATAGTTTGAGTGTGTAGGGATCATCCACTGCATCTCTGTATGCTTTTTCGTCTGGCTTATACTTATATCCAGGCTTTAAATCACTGAGACGCTGTAATTTTTCACCAGCTGTCCTCTCAGCAGCAAACTGTGCAGACTCAGCCTGTCCTGTCCCTAGCTGATACTGCATAGAGTGCAATGTTTCATGCACTGTAGTACTAACATTAGTATTTTTTGTTAGAAACAAATTCCCATTTAATGCAAACTCTCTCCCAGTTTTTGTAATGTCAATTTTTACAGGAATTATATTCCCATTATTCTCTACTGTTCCATACGTAAGTTTGATGAATTCTTCCATCTGTGCTCTGACATTTGCTGGGAATGATCCATCAAATGTGATAGAGACCTGTTGAGGATTCTGATGTTGTAATTGAGTCATCAAATCTCTATATATGTCAGTCTCTGCATTATTAATTGAGTTTTTGAGACTTTTTATCTCAGAATTATTTGATTTTATGGTATCAGATATGATTTTTACCTGATTTGCATACTCATCAGATTTATTTTGAGCTGATAATTTAGCAGTAGGATCCTGAGATGCATTAGCTTGCAGCTGATAGATCCTAGACAGATTCTGCAGACGTGCATGCTCATCAGCTAAATTATAATTAGCTGGAATTAGTGCATCTAATTTTGTAATTTGTTGTGTGACTTCATCAGGGATCAGAGATCTCACTGCATCAGCCATCTCTGCAGGAGTCCGCTCATACAGTGCAGGAGGAGTCTCTGGA